ATTCATGCCAAGCTCAAGTGCGAATTACAATAAAACAAAATCACAACTAGGTTCACTCTCTCACTTCTTACCCTTAGTAGAGGAGACAAATCTCCACGAATATACTAAAATTAGTTTTAAAGAAAGGGAAATAGAATCTCGTGAGAATCATAAGATTTATCAATATGATTCAAGCAAGATTGAAAAGAAGTTTAGCAAACTTTATTGGAAAATACTAAAACAAGCAACTAAGTCTGATAGAGATTTAATAGCTCAACCGCACGGTCTCTCTGAAGCTCTTAAAATTAGAGTTATAACAAAAGGACCACCAGCAATAAATTTCGCATTAAAACCTTTACAGGTTTTCATGCATAGTACTCTAAGAAAACATCCAACATTTCAATTAGTTGGAACCCCAATAAGCGAGGAGATACTCAATAGTATGTTTGAAAATACTACTGAAGAAACCAGCTTCCTTTCGGGGGATTACAGCGATGCAACAAATAATCTGCATAGCTGGGTAAGCGAGTACATAGCCCTACAAATAAGTAAAGAAATACAACTCAGCCCTCTTGAAACAAGGACCTTCGTCGATGCTCTCACTAGACATACACTAAATATTGGAAAAAATGAACTTATAAATCCTCAACAGGCCCCTCAAAAGAGAGGACAATTGATGGGATCTATAGTTTCATTCCCAATATTATGTGTAGCTAATGCAGTAATATGTAGAATGGCAATAGAATATCAAAAAGAATTTGAAGATTCTAACCAATTCTATTGGAAATTAAACCAACACAAATTACTAGTGAACGGAGACGATTGCTTGTTCCCAATAGGGAAAGAAGGAAAAGTGTATTGGGCTGAATTAGGAAATTTTATTGGACTGGAGCCATCCATTGGAAAATGCTTCTATAAAAAATATGTTGTAGATATTAATAGTACGCTATTTAGTAGGCATGTTGAATGTACATTGGAAGACGGACAAACCGTCCAAACAAGTAAATTTAAACAAATTCCTTTTATAAATAGTGGGCTATTAATGTTGAAGAAAAGATCAGAAACGGTGAATGAAAAACCGTCAATAGCTGATATCTTCACAACAGAAGCACCATCTATAGGACAAAAACATCGTGAACTAATAACATCCGCACCAAATAGATGTCGGTATAAATTACAAAAGAAATTCATGGAGTTACATGGTAATTTTCTCAAAACCATCAACCTGCCCTGGTTTATTCCAGAGTGGGGAGGTGGAGTGGGATTATACGATGTAACTGAAAGTGACTTTGTGACAAATGCACAAAGTTCTCTTGTCCAGGAATTTGCAGGTCTACCAGAAGATATTGATGATGCAGTAAAATTTCTGCAGCATCGATACGAGGAATTGCAAGATAGACACCTAGTCGATAGACAGTGTCTTCTACAGATTCTCTATAACTGGAAAGACCAAAATTTAAGACCGGCTCCACTAGTATCGGAAGCATTAGTGCCCATACATA